AACTGATCGCCCGTGATCGTCGTCACGGCAGGGCCGTTGACATCAGACGCCGACAGTGACGTATCGTCACCATCAGTGCCCGTGCCATCGTCCGTCGGCGGAGAATCCGCCAAGCGCATCGCCTTAGCATGCTCTGCCGCTGCCGCCTCCGTTGGCTTGGTGGCCGCCATCCACTCGCACAACTGAGTGCGACGGGCGCCATCATTCTTCCAAGCCAAAGGCGCTAGCGCCTTGTGCGCACCGAACGACACGCCTTCAACACGGACCGCCTTCGGAAAGGCAGCGCCGACATTGCGCCACTGAATCAGCGTATTGGCTGACTCGTCGACGCCTGCCGTGGCAGCGATGGCCTCAAAGATATCCTTCTCGGACATCTTCGCGCCATCACGCTGCCGCCAATGCTTCACGGAACGTGGGACCAGAATCTCCAAGGCGTAGGCCACGGCAAACTTGCCGCTGCCAACCTTGGCAACCTTGGCACCCGCTGCCGCAATGGCAGCGTCCGACGGGCACTCTCGCCCGTCATCGGTAGTCGTGACTGTCTTAGCCATGTTCTCTCTCCTTACCGCAGAGCGGCAGGCATGGCACGGGTCAGCGTGACCCGTGGTCACGACTGTCTCTCTGCGATTGTCAAGTAACGCTCGTCGCCCGACTTGGACGACTAAGGGAATACTAAGTGAAACGGCAGCACCGATCAAGTACCCCCCCATCGTTGCCGTACGGCAACCATGCGGGCGGCAGCGGTCGGGCCCGTGACGATCCGTCCCGACTTGCGCTGACGGGCGATCCATGCTAGGCGCTTGAGAATCATTCCCATTCCAGGATGAGAACCATTCTCGAAACTGGTATCGGCAGGCGTCGGCAGGGCACCCCCAAGGGGGGGCGGGGGCCTGGACACCCCCATGTATAGATAACCGTTCCCAGTGCGTTCGAGTTTGCAGTCTTCGTGCGTTGACTGTACTGCTTGAACTATACTGTGGCCTGCTCGGCCCAGTCCTTGGGGGCCTGGGCCTCGCGGCTGGCTGCTAGAGGGCGACGCTCCGCGTCGCCCGTAACTGGCCCCTTTTCCAAAGGGCGGGGTGTGTCCCAGACGGTTCTTTGGGACGACTACGGTAGTTGTTGGAGGTGCTTATGGCGCAGAATGGTGGCGGTCGAGGCTGGCGGACGGATCCTGAGACGGGCGAGAAGGTGATGCCTGATTCGTGGAAGGCTTTTTTGGATTGGAAGTTGCAGGGGCCTGATAGGGATCCTAAGCATCAGTATGAGTGGGCTGCGTTGAATGGTGTCCATGAGGATTCGGTGCGTCGGTGGAAGCGTGATCCTAGGTTTATTAAGGAGTGGGATCGTCGGGCTGCTGAGTTGAATATTCATCCTGAGCGGACTCAGGGTGTGATTGATTCTTTGCATTTGGCTGCGGTTGGTGGCGATGTGAAGGCTGCGTCGTTGTATTTGCAGTACATTGAGAAGTTCACGCCGAAGCGTCGTGTTGTTGTTGATGATGAGCGTGAGGTGGCTGGTTTGTCTGATGTGGAGTTGGCGGATGAGTTGGCTGGTTTGGTTGCGGAGTTTCGTGGGGGTTCGGAGTGAGTGGGCCTGGTGATGAGTTGTTGGAGTGGCGTGAGGAGGCGTTTGGTGAGCGTCCTGTGTTGGGGCCGTGGGGGGATCCGTTTCATGGGCCGCAATCTGATGAGCCGTTGGTGTGCGGTATTGAGAACCCTGAGGTGTGCGAGTCGTGTCAGTGAGGGAGTGGGTGTTGTGCGGGACGATTTGTGTCTTGTTCGGGTGTGTTGCTTTTACGGTTTGGGGTTTGGGTCGGACGTTACAGTCGTTGTTCGAGTAGATGAGTCGTCTCGGTGAGCTTCGCCAGGAGGCGGAGTGGCGGAAGTGTGCGCGGGATGAGTCGTATTTCTTACGTAAGTATTGGCATATTGCCCATCCTGCTCATGGCCGAATATTATTTGATCTTCGGGATGCCCAGGCTGCCGCTTTAACGCATTGGGATAGTCACCGTTATTCGTTGACGTTGAAGGCCCGTCAGATTGGGTGGTCTACGTTGGTGGCTGCCCACCAGTTTTGGTTGGCGTTTTTTACTCCTGATCAGAACATTATTGATTTGTCTCGCACGGAGCGTGAGGCGGTTCAGTTGTTGAAGAAGACGAAGTACGGGTTTTCGCATTTGCCTAGGTGGATGGTTGATCGTGGCCCCAGGCAGCTTGTTGAGCATCAGCAACGCATGTTTTTTGGTAATGGTTCGCAGATTGTTTCGATGCCGTCTGCTAGTGATCCTGCGCGTGGCGAGTCCGCCACGCTGATTGTTGTTGATGAGTGGGCGTTTTTGCCTAATCCTGAGGAAGCGTGGTCTTCAATTGAACCAGTGGCCGATGTCGGAGGCCGAATCATTGGTCTTAGTACGGCGAATGGAAGCGGAAACTTCTTTCACCACTTGTGGGTGGGGTCGTCTACGGGGAACAACAAGTTTGAACCGATGTTCTATCCGTGGTCTGCTACGGAGGATCGTGACGATTCGTGGTACGAATCGAAGGTTGAGTCGATGTTGCCTTGGCAGTTGGCTCAGGAGTATCCGACGACGCCTGAGGAGGCGTTTGTAAAGTCGGGGAATCCCGTTTTTGATTTGGATGTGTTGGACGACATGATGGTTCGTTGCCGCCCTGGGTTGTCGGGGTATTTGCATGAGTTGTCGCCCAGGGTTGTGGAGTTCAGGTCGTGAGCTTGGAGGTTTGGTGTAAGCCTGAAAGCAACCACGCGTACGTGTTGGGGGTGGACACGGCGGAGGGTTTGGGCCACGGCGACTATTCGTGCATCCAGGTGCTGGATGTGAACACGGGCGAGCAGTCGGCAATATGGCACGGCCATATTCCGCCTGACGAGTTGGCTGCCGAGGTGTTCCGTGTCGGTTTGTGGTATCGGGACGCGTTGTGTTGCGTCGAGTCGAACAATCATGGTTTGACGACGATCACGATGCTGCGCCAGTTGGGGTATCCGCGCATGTTTCGGAAGCGGTCGTTGAACCAGGTCAACTCGAAGGTGTCGATGGAGTTTGGTTGGCGTACGACACGCACGTCGAAGCCGTTGATGATCGACGATTTGGGTATGGCGTTGCGGAACGACGAGTTGACGTTGTTTGATCGTCATACTGTCGGCGAGTTGCGAACCTTTACCCGCAATGACCGTGGTTCGATGTCGGGGTCACCGTATGACGACAGGGTGATGGCGTTGGCGTTGGCGAACCAGATGAGAAAGTACGCTCATGCCCCAGAGTACGTTGACCACCCTGACGACTATTGGACTGTGGATTGGTTTCGTCGCCTTGCTGTCGCTGACGATGTGGACCCTGGGAACTTTCGTATCGGCGCGTCGGGTGTCCGTGGGACACCCTGACGCCTGTTTGTAGACATGTCTATTCACCGATTTCAGGAGCAGTTTTATGGCTAGGTTCGTTACCTTTACCAACGGTACGGAAACCGTTGACGGCAGCACGGGCAAGAACAACAAGATGGAGCGCGGCGATTCTGTCGTTGCGAACCCGATTTGGGAGCCTGGCGGCCCCAACTCGCCCAAGCAGCGGTTTGATTCACCGAAGGTGAACAACCAGACTGGCGACTACGGTCAGGTCACGGTGCGCGACACCCCGTTCAACCAGCATGGCGAGACGGGCAAGGTCGAGCCGGCAAAGCCGCAGCCGAACCTCAAGGGTCATAGCGCCCGCTAGTGGCGGTTCTCCCCGCTGGGGCTTCTTTCGAGGAGTTTTGTTCGTACGTCCGTGATGTCCGTGAGGATGTTCACGACGACGAGTTGGATGACTTGTGGGAGTGGCGCCAAAAGTTGCTGGGGGTTCGTGTGGTGACTGGGCGGGGTTTCCGCGCCCAGTTGCCTGTCGATGAACAGCATTTGACCCGCGAGGAGCGGGGCCGTAAGGCCGAATCTGAGGCGTTGTCTCAGGGACGCAATATCGAAAGGTTGCCTGACAAGGCGTATTTCTAATGGCCCGTAAAACTCGTGATGAACTGTTAGGCGATTATCAGCACAGGTTGGACTTGTCTCGTCGTTGGCGCGACGAGGAGGGCTATGACAGGACGTGGCGGCGCCTGATCGACATGTACAGGGGCAAGCATTGGCCTCGTACTACGTCTTCTGAGCGTGATTTGATTACGGTCAATTTGTCGTTTTCTACGGTGAATGTGATTGCCCCTTCGGTTGCGGTGAATCATCCGAAGATTGTGGTGAAGGCGAATCATCCTGGCGATGAGGCGAACGCCTCGTTTGTCGAGGCGGTCGTGAACCATTTGTGGCGGCATCACGATTTCCGTAAGCCGTTCCGTCGGTCTGTCAAAGATTTTCTGATTCTTGGGCACGGCTGGTTGAAGGTTGGTTGGCGGTTTGTCGAGCAGGAGCGTTCCCTGGGCGATGGGGAACGTGACGCCATGTACGAGCAGGCTGTCGGTGAGGCGAACGCTTTCGCGTTCGAGGATCCGTTCTTGGCTTCTGATTTGCCGACCGATGAGGAGATTGAGGCGAATCTGCCGACGACGCAGATGACGGTGGTGGAGGATCAGCCGTTTGTGGAGCGGGTGTCCCCGTTCGACATGTTTGTGGATCCTGAGGCGACGTGCATCGAGGACGCGATGTGGATCGCGCAGCGGATTGTGCGCCCGTTGAAGGAGGCGCAGAACGATAAGCGTTATTCGCCTTCGGTGCGTAAGGGTTTGTCTGCGAACGCTGGAATCAATCCGATGTATGCGGATGGTTATTACGAGGACACGTTGGAACGGTACGTGGAGGATGACCGTGTGGTCATCTGGGAGTATTACGATGTGCCGTCGAACCAGATGTCGGTGTTTGCCGATCAGGGCGACGGGTTCTTGGTGCCGCCTACGGTGATGCCGTATGCGTTTGGTCAGCCGTTTGTGATGCTTCGCAACTATGACGTGCCTGACGTGTTCTACCCGATTGGCGATTTGGAACCGATTGAGTCGTTGCAGTTGGAGTTGGATAAGACTCGTTCTCAGTTGATGAACGACAGGAAGCGGTACGCCCGAAAGTACCTGTACCACGAGAGGTCGTTTGGCCCTGAGGGCCGTGAGGCTTTGGAAGCCGACGATGATGGGCGCCTTGTCCCTGTTGTGGATGAGAACAAGCCGTTGTCTGAGGTTGTTGTTCCGATGCCGCAGATCCCCATTTCGGGCGACATCTATGCGTACTCGAACATTATTGAGGATGACATCAATACGGTGTCGGGCATTTCGGAGTACGCGAGGGGGGCTTTGCCTGAGATTCGTCGCACCGCGACGGAGGCCAGCATTATTGCTGACGCTCAGAACGCCAGGGCTGCCGACAAGTTGGCTTTGATCGAGATTGCTATTTCTCAGATTGGCCGTCGCGTGTTGCAGCTCGTTCAGCAGTACATGACGGGTGAGGCTATGGCCCGTGTCGCCTTGAAGGGCGGCGAGTCAATGTACGTGGAGTACACCAGGGAAGAAATCCAAGGCGAGTACGACTTCACTGTTGAGGGTGGTTCGACGCAGCCGATCAATGACACGATCCGTAAGCAGCAGGCGGTGTCTTTGATGAACGCCGTTGCGCCTCTGATCGGAACGGTGATTGATCCGACGGCGTTGGCGATGCATGTTCTCGAAGAAGGATTCGATGTGAAGGATCCGATGAAGTTCTTGGTGCAGCAGGGTCAGCCTGCGACACCTGAGGAGGAGGCGGTCGCGGGTGAGACTCCTGGCCCTCCTGAGCAGCAGGCCCCTCCGCCGATGCCGCCTGGTATGGCGCCTGCACCTATACCGCAGGGACCAGATTTGGGGGCTTTCGCCCCGACGGGCGGTGTTCCGCCCGAGTTGTTGGCGCAGTTGCAGAACCAGATGGGTTTGGAACTGCCTGCGCTTTGATCCACGGTGGGACACCCTCACCGTGACTATTAGGAGCAACCATATAGGACTCCTCAGGAGGCAGCAGTGCCCGAAGAAAACATGGAAGCAACAGAACCCGCTGCGGCGGACAATCCTGAGCTTCCTATAACAGATCCGATAGAAACCAGCGGCTACACCATCAAGGTTGATGGGGAGCAGCAGCAGGTCAGCCTGGAGGAACTGCAAAGCGGATACCAACGTCAGGCGGATTACACCCGTAAGACGCAGGAGTTGGCATCTGAACGTCAGCGTTTACAACAGGCAGAAACCATTGTGTCGGCCCTCGAGGCTGATCCGCAAGGTACTTTGGCCGCGTTGGGGAATGCTTTGGGCGTGGCGGACAGCCCCGTGCCTCGAGACGACGTGTCGTCTTGGGAGGACGAGGATCCGACTGCTCAACGTGTCGCCCATCTCGAAGCCCAGGTTGCCCGTCAGGCGCAGACTCATAGGAAGCAGGCGTTGGACAAAGAAGTTTCGCGTTTGAAGAGCCAATACGGCGATTTTGATGAGCAGGGACTGTTTAAGCATGCCCTGGACAACAAGATCGCTAATCTTGAGGCCGCGTACACCCACATGAACTTCAATGGGTTGGCTGGTTACGCTGGGAAACTCCAGCGGGATCAGGAAACCTTGGAAGCGAAACGTGGTGGTGCCCCTGTGGAGGGCGGCAAGACCGTTCAGCAGGGCGCCGTTGTAGGCGATTCCCCCAAGAAGGTGACTTCGTTGCGTGAAGCCTTTGCCCTCGCAAAACAGGAATTAGGCACCTAAACCTTTTGAAGGGGGTTTTATCATGGCAGCTGGCAACAGCAACTTTGACGAGATTCTTTCTACCACACTCAAGAACTACGTTCCCAAGCTGACAGATAACATCTTCAGCGCGCGACCGTTGTTCTACGCGCTGACGAATGGGCAGACCATTCGTCGGATCAGTGGTGGGGCGAAGATCGTAGTCCCAGTGATCTACGGGACGAATTCAACCGCTGGCTCGTACAGCGGCACCGACACTATTTCCGTGACGGCTCAGACAGGCATTTCGGCTGCTGAGTACGATTGGAAGCAGTATGCGGCCACAGTGACTATCAATGGTATTGAGGAAGCCAAGAACAACGGCGAAGCTCAGATCATTGACCTGCTGGAAGGCAAGATCTTCCAGACGCAGGAAACCATCATCGAGAACATGAACACCATGTTGTTCGGGAACGGCACTGGCAACAGCAGCAAGGACATGCTCGGTTTGAGCGCCTTGGTTGGTTCCACGGGTTCTCCTGGTGGCATTGACGCCACCGATGGGGACAACTCGTGGTGGCGTTCAGCGGTAACCAATCAGGGCGGTGCAATCACCATCGCTGCGATGGCTACCCTGTACAACAACTGTTCGGTTGGTAACGACCAGCCGACTATCGGCATTACGGGTCAGAACCAGTACGAGGCTTACGAGGCTCTGCTCACCGATCAGATCCGCTACACCGATACCGACATGGCTGATGGTGGCTTCCAGAACCTTTTGTTCAAGGGCTGCCCACTCACCTTTGACGGCACGCTGGCAGGCGAGGGGAAGTTGTACTTCCTCAACACCAAGTACCTCCAGCTGGTTGCCCATAGCGACGTTTGGTTCAAGCCGACGCCGTTCGTGCGACCGACCAACCAGGATGCTGTCTTCTCGCAGTTGCTTTGCTACGGCGAGTTGACCACTTCCAACCGTGCCCGCCAGGGCTACATGTACGGGATTACGCCTGCGTAAGACCGTCTGTCTGACTTACTAGGAGCATGATGGGACGAGGTTTCGCATACGCGCACAAGGTAGGGCAGCGCCCGTACGGGCAGCCCGCCGAGGGTTTCCGCGACGTATCTCCACGGCCACAAACCGTGGGTACGTCGAGAAACATTCAACGCGTCCAGCGTATTTCCATCCCTTCCGACGTTCCTGAGGTCAGCAAGTGCAGTTCGCTGACTCGTAGCGGGGCACCCTGTAAGGGGCGCCCCGTTACGGGCAGCGACCTGTGCGTCTTTCACACTCCGAAGGAGTAGCGGGTGGACATTTCCACCATGCGCTCGTATATCCGCTCTGTGGTGGATATTGATTCGTCTGACATTTCGGACGACACCCTGAACCGTTTCTTGGGCGAGGGGTACGACAAGATCGTCTATTCGGAGAAGCGTTGGCCGTTCTACGAGGTGGCGACGACGTTCGATACCGTTGCTGACCAGAAGGATTACACGTTGGCTGCGGTCGGCACGTCGGTGACGAACGGTTTGCGTGAGATCGCGGCGTTGCGTACCGACAACCATGTTGTGTCCTATGTGGGGCGCGATTCGGGCGATGTCGTGTATCCGTTGGATACGAACACGACAGGTGACGCCTGGTGGTGGTCGTTCTGGGCTGATTCGGTTCGCCTGTATCCGACCCCAGGCTCTGTCTATACGGTGTATGTGCGCGGTTATCAGGATCCGTCATCGTTTGGCGCTGGTTCGTCGGATGCGACGGAACCAGCGGATCTACCTGCCCCGTTTCACATTCTGGTCGCTACCTACGGGATTGCCCGCGCTTACGAGCAGCAGGAAGACCCTGGGATGGCTGCACAGTATTTCGCCCTGTTTGAGGGCGAGCTGGACAATCTGAAGGACAGGTATGTGGACATGCCTGCGCCTCAGCCGATCATGTTGAACAGCCGCACCGCTTCGCGGTGGCGTTCGCAGACCATCTTGCCGAACCGTCTTCGTTACTCCTGGGAGTAGCAGATGGTCCGTGGCGCTGGCGCGCGAGGCAGCGGGTTTCGCCTTACTGCGCTCGAATCTTTCTCTGGTGGCTTGAATCTGCGGTCGGACCAGTTCAATCTGGCCCCCAATGAGTCGCCTGACTTGTTGAATGTGGTGGTGGACCCCAGGGGTGGGGTTCGGATGCGTGACGGCGTGGACCGTAGGAACACGACGGCTCTGTCGGCTGACGTGAAGGGCATGTGGGGGTTCCACACGGGCAGCGGCACGAACGCTGTCATGGTGAACTATGGGACGAAGGTTGCCCATTCCGCTAGCGCCAATTTTACTGATTTGACGGGCATTACGGCCCGTACGGCTGGTTCGCGTGTGTACGGGATGACGATGAACGATGTGGCTTACGGGGTGTCGTATGACAAGCCGTCGTTCAGGTGGAACGGGTCGGCTGCCGCCGATTTGGGCACCACGTTTGATGGGACGACAGGAAACTTTCCGCAAGCCCAGTATGTGGCGTTCTGGAATAACTTTGCGTGGGCTGCGAACACGTATGAGGGGTCTACGGCACACAAGTCGAGGGTTCGTTGGTCTAACGCGAATGAGCCTGAGAAGTGGGGTGTTGAGGGGTCCGCTAGTCCCGATTCGGACTATGTGGATATTG